CAACAAGTACAACAAACCCCAGAAGAAGAAGAATATCAGGCGCCACAAGACGAATACCTTGAGGGTAAACATCTCAACAAGTACCAACAACAAACGAAGCTTAGAATTGATCGTGAGACAAAAGCCCGACAAGAATCAGAAAAGAGAATGTATGAGATGATGGTTCAACAACAACTCATGATGGATCTTCCTGATTATAGACAGGTCTTTACGGCTGAGAATCTAGATAAACTTGAGAAGATGAACCCTGACCTGGCTAAAAGCATAATCTCCAATCCTGACCCATTATCTAAGCGTAAAGCTACATATGAAGCCATAAAGGCATTTGTCATACCTGCTAGAGCAAATGAAGCCAAAGAAGCAGATTTAAGAATGCAAGCAGAAAAGGTTACTAAGAATTTTAATAAACCCGTTCCTACCAGTTCAACAGCGTCATCACCTTTAAGTAAAGCTAATGCCTTTTCTGATGGTACCCTTACAGATGAACGCAAAACTGAACTGTTTGAGGACTGGCATAAGAAATCTACTGCAAGTTATAACTTCAAGAGATAAATCTCGTAGAGATAAATCTCGTAGAGATAAATCTCGTAGAGATAATTGAGAAGACTTCATTACTACTCTCCTTTCTCCTTTTTCCGTCATGTATTAAAACCACATGACGGTTTTTCTTGCATGTAAATTGAAAAAAGTATTAAGATATCTATGAGCGCAAATCTGGCGGGACATCGCTCCCCTGCCCCGGAGCGAACCGGTAATCAACTATCGACGCAATAGTGACTCGTCACCACATCTCTTAGACGCAAAAGCAATCTTTAAGTCTCGTCTAGCTTAAAACGTATAGTCGTACCGCTTGGTACAATGTTTACTATATTTTTTAAGGTATAATATCATGCAAATAGTTACGACAAGTAATTATAAACCCGCTATAACTGCGCAGGCTGCTGATACTCTATTATCCACACCTACAGCTAGAATGATTCATAAAATTCCAGCTCAGATGTCGGTAATGAAATCACGCGCCGGTACGGTACAGCGTAATGTTAGAATCAATAACTTTCCTCTGGCTACTGTAGAAATAGGTAACTCGGGCCAAAACCCAGCACCTATTATTGCTACAAAGATCAATATTGACGTAAAGCCACAACTCTACGGTTACACGGCCGTAGTAAAATCCTCTCTGATAGTCTTGAACGCCTAAGGTACATGAGTACTATGGTAACAAGGTGGAACCCTTTTATTGGTATAAATAATTGGGACCATGAACGCAGTAAGCGAGAGGACGTCTTAACAGACGATGCGGTACTCTGAACAACGATCGAAAGACGTTGAGGTAGGCTGAGAAGATCTACCCGCCCTTAGGGGTCATAAAGTAACAGATTGCAATTCATGTATGTCAATGAGCAAGTAGTTCTCCAGAACGAAGAAGACGTAATACACAATTACGCTATCCGTTTTGGTGTATCTATGAGGCTTTCAGAAGACAGATTGATGAGAGATCTTTTGGCCTCTTCAGCTTCGAGATTGAACTGTGTAGGCGGAGTGAATGGCGACACACCTAGTGAAATAACTGCTGCTGACTGCGTTGACGCAGAAACAACTCTAGCTAGCGCAGATGCACTAACGGTTTTGGACAGTATCGAAGGTGAAAATCGTTACGCTACTGCACCAATTCCTAATTCGTATTTCTGTTTATCGCATACGTCGATTATCAGAGATCTGATGGCTATTGGAGCTGCGGATTTCGTGAGAACGATCCGTTATCCAAGTCAGACAAACATTCTCAAGTCTGAACAAGGATCTGTAGGACGCTTACGATTCTTAACCTCGTCACAAGGTTCGTTAACTCTTAGCTCTAGTAAACTTGGCAGAACAGTTCTTAATAACTTCTTTGTTGGTATTGAAGCTATTGCGTGTATCTACGTAAATGAACTATCCAGTGAGTTTATCTATCTGCCTAAAGAGTTTAGCGGTGGGTTGTGTCAAAACGTTGTACTTGGTATGAAGTTCTTCGAAGCTCCAGCCATATATAACGATTTGTGGGTCGGTAATCTAGCTTCAACCCCATCAAGATAAGAACACGCGTGTTCGAAAGGAATATAATATGTCATATATGGACGTAGTTGGAGGTGTATTTACCTCCACAGGTGTTAGCAAAGTAATACCTATTAAGATTAATTTTGATTGGATGGAAACATACAATTGGACAGTAATTAATGCTCAGACCAATAATGCTGCTACAAGAACATATTGGCAGCGTGGAATGGCCGCTAATGACTGTATTTATACTTATTTTAATGCTGGTTCTACAGCTATTAATACCGGAACAGCATTGAACTTTCCAGGTGGAGCAATGCCTGGTTATACAGAATATAACTCAGGCAATGAAATATATGGTGCTACGAATTACACCAATCTATTACAGCCTATTGCTATTACAGCTATTTCTGGTGCTAATCCAGGCGTAGTTACTACAGCAGATATTGTAACACCTGCACTTGCTAATGGTGATATTGTTCGTTTTAGCAATACAAATCCACAAGTTGGTCAATTTGGCGGTATCGACTTTACAGTCGGTGCAGTAACAAGTACCGGTGGAAACGCTGGAACATTTACAATTGCTTTTGGCCCAGTAGTAGTTGCTGGTGCCGGTATGGCCGGATTCTATCGTAAATTGAAATATGATTCTACTTGGTCGCCAAGAAAGAGATACATCTCCAAGATTCGTTCTGTTGGTGTAACAACACAAATCACAATGACCGTAACACATAACTTATTGGTTGGTGAAATCGTAAGATTCCACATTCCATCAGTTCGTGGATCGGCTGCATTTGGAATGGTTGAATTAGACAATTTAACCGGAACTATTACAGCAATTAATACGGCAGACGTTGATGGTGTTCTAAATACTATCACAGTTGATATCAATTCATCTGCATTTACTGCATTCCAATGGCCATTAACTGCATTTGATAGATTTACAGCCCCAACAGTATGCCCAATTGGTGAAGATGCTACCGATACTTTCTCCAGTGACACAATCACTGACGATAAGATTATTAACGTAGCCTCTAAAGGTATCATTCTAGGTGGTAATACAACAGTTGTATCACCTGTTGGTGCCGCTGGGAACGTAATTTACTGGAAAGCCGGTAACTTCTGGACTCAGAACGGTTAATTAACTCTTCGAGTTGAAAACTCTTCGAGTTGAAAACTCTTCGAGTTATAAACTCGCATTGAGACAGTGGGGTGGGGAACTATCCGTTTTCCTGCCCCACATAAGAACGAATACACGGATACACACTTATAGTAGGAGAAAAAATGACCGAGATTTTAAAAGACACAAGTGTCAACGAGATAACAGGCAAGCCAACAGTAGGTGTAACAGATGGTAGTTCTGCTGCAATGACACCACCTGTACAACCAGCAACAGTAGTTAATACAGCGCCAGCACCTTTACGACCTGGTCAAGAAGTTAAAACACAGCGTGTATTTAAACGTAGACCTGTTGAGAAAGATGTAACTAAGCAAACCAAGGAAGAAGTTGAGTACATCTTGGATGAATACTCTGAGATAGTTTCAGGAACTATTATTAACCATGAACAACCTGGTAATCCAGTTGAGTTCTGGTTTAGAGGTAATGGTTGTCCTGATATAACCAAGTTTGAGTTTGCTGACAACAGTTATGTAAAGATGCCAGTTGGTGTAGCTGAGCATATAAATAAGAACTGCTGGATAGGCAAAGACCGTGATGGTGTAAATGAAGTTGGCAAGGCAATAATCGAAGTAGGACGCAAAGTACGCCGCTACTCGTTTATCCCTAGTGGGTACTTTGGATCTATTGATTTGAAGCCCGTGGGCGAAGCGATGTTGCCACTTTACAAACAGTAATAGGAAATAGGAAATGTTTTGCATAGAAGCGCCGGATCATCTTATTAGACCATGTACTAAATTGATACAAAATGTGACCAATGCGAATCCTGCATTGGTCACGATCATCATTACAAATCAGGAATAATGGTTCGTTTAGTAATACCGGAGTCTTGTGGGATGCAACAAGCAAATGGATTAGATGGCGAGATTACTTTTGTAGATGATAACAACTTTACCATAGCTATAGACACCACTCATTTTGATGTATTTGCCATCCCTACGGTGTTTTTACCAACTCCTGGTGGTATTCCAACTTGGGTTAACACTTGTCCACAGGCCGTTCCTTGTGGCGATACCAGTACCGGAGAACATGCCAAAGAACCAAGCAAATTAGCCCCTAAGAACATTAATAGGATTCAGCAGGGGTATTATAATCAAGTACCTATGAAAGACTGGAGGTAGTCATGCCAATAATTGATACCGGATTTTCAACTCTGCAAAACATTATCCAAAAAGTTAGAACCATTACATTCAGACCATCTGTTAATCAGATATCAGATGACCAGATAAAACATTATATAAATGTTTTTACTCTTTATGGATTTCCTGAGGATATTAAGTTATTCAATTTAAAGAAGACTTTGACGTTTTATACCAATCCATACATCGATATTTATGATACTTCAAATCTGTTGCCTGATGATCCACTATATAACTTTTACAATACATATACCTTTACGGGTGATCCCGTATATGTAAATGGTTTACAGGCTACGTTTCTACAAGACAGAACGCAGTTCTTTAATCTATATCCATTTATCTACTCAACTGATACTATTGGCACCGGAGATGGAATTAATGTAAATTTTTCTGGTTTTTTACCCAATCATCCATGCTTGGAGAATAATGTCATTATAACTTCAACTGATAGTTATGGCGTAGGAATAGTTGTTCAAGATATACCGGATATTAATCCCATAACGGGATACTATTTGCCACATGGAACTCTAGTAGAACCTAATTTTAAATCTGTAGCTCTAGGAACTATAGATTATGTAACAGGTGCTTACACTGTAACATTACCAACTCCTCCTGGCCCTAATGAAAATATAACAGCAAAGACTAGTTACTATAATCCATCAATACCAAGAACAGTTCTATTTTTTGATAAACAATTCACCATACGGCCAGTACCCGACAGTGTTTATGCTATAAATGTTGAAGTTTATAAACGTCCTGATGCTTTATTGGATACGGCACAAATGCCTGAGTTGGCTCAGCATTGGATGTATATTGCTTATGGTGCTGCTCTTGAGATCTTTATGGATAATAGAGACATGGATAGTTATAACGAGAAACTAGGTCGGTTTAAAGAACTGGAGCAGGAAGTAAGGACTAAGGCAGCTATGCAGTTATCACAACAAAAGGTAACAACTATTTATGACATGCCTTACTACTATGGGAACTACAACAACCCATTCGGCTACAGGATTTAGAGATGATAGAACTAATATTATTTATAACATTCTTTATTGCAATTCTAGCTTCTATGTTTTACGTAATTAAAAGGGATTAAAAATGGCTTACCAGAGCGCGATTCCGCAATCTACAGATAAAATTTCAGTATCTCAAGGTGACTTATTGGGTAACTTTACAGAAGTTAATACGGCATGGAATTTAAACCATGTACCTTTCAATCTTAGTAATGAAGGGCAACACTGGTTTATCAGTATGCCTAATCAGCCAATTACGCCATCCGTAAATCCACCTGCAACAAATGGAACCACCATAGGCTTATATGCAACTGGTGGAAATCTATATTTCAGACCCGTCAGTCAAACTGCTGGAACAGTAACAAATGACGTAAATTTAACAAATACTACGGCGGGTAATGCTACAAATGGCTGGATGCAATTTCTTTCAAGGGTAAAACAGGCATGGGGCATAATTACAGTAGTACCGGCAGGTACTACAGGAACACCAGGACATCAAAAATTAACCTTAGATAATGCGACTATACCTGGAATACCTACATTCACTACAATTTATAATGCTCAAGTTTCATGTGTACAGCCAGGTGGTTTAGATAAAAATGTATGGTTGAAAGTTACACAACCAGTTGTTGCACCAGCTACAGCAGGATATGTAACAGTATATAATCCTAATAGTAGCGCCATTGCAGCTTATGTTTTTGTAGTAGGTAATTAGCCCTTAGGAGAAGAGATGGCAGATAAATTTCTCATAGCACCACTTGATTCAGGACTAACTTTAGATAAGAAGCCTTTCGCGATCCCAGATCAATCTTTCACTGAACTAAAGAATGCTTATGCCTGGCGAGGAAGAATTGTAAAAAGATTTGGTTCTGAACTTTCAGGACATGGAGCAGATAATAACATAGATCAAGGTCTGTATTCTAAAGGTGCTATAGATTTATCAAGTTATGCCGCTGCCTCTATAGGATACGGTATAGGTGTAACAGATGGTACTGGTTCTTTTACAGGAACATTTCCAAACTTTTTGGGTGTTCCAACATCAACATATTATACTGCGACTGGTTTCAAAGTAGGGCAATACTTTCAGGTCGGAACTTATACTTATACAATACCCTCATTGTCAACTTCAGTAACGTTGACTGCTAGTGGTGGAGCTGGATCAGCCGTATTAAATATGGTTACGGGTGTATTAACATTAACAAATTTAACCGATGGTGGTAGTCCGGCTAAACCTTTAGCTGGATTAACAATAACCTTTTATCCATATGTTGGTTATCCATATTATGGTAAAACAGATGGAGCTGGTGCTGATGCAGGAAGAGTTCCAGGCAATAAATTCAAGGTTGGTCAACAGTTCTCTATAGGTGATGCTGTATTTACAGTCGTTATTGCTGCGGGTGGAAATCAGAACATGCTTAGCACTATAACGTTACCCGTAGGAGACTATGCTACTTTTGATACAAATACCGGAATATACTACTTTCAGATAACTGCTTATCCAAATACAGCGATATTTTACTACCCTAGTGATCCCATAATGGGATTCTCTCAGTACGAAGTAGTCCCCATTAGTGATGAACCAGCATTTGCATATGACACACAATTTGCATATCAATTTAATGGTTCTAGATGGTTATATTCTGGGCCTGGGCCTGCGTCATACTTTCATGGTGATGACTCCCAGTTCTTTTGGTCATGTAACTACCAAGGAGTTGCCCCAGGTGACACGATAATGATTATCAGCAACTTTAACTATACTGTACCAACTCCTGTCGCTACAGATGATCCTATGTGGTATTACGATGGGAAGCAATGGAATATCTTTGCCCCCATTAGCATTCCAGGCACTTCAGGAACTCAAAAGACCATAGTACAAGCCAAAATTATATTGCCATATAAAAACCATCTTATTTTGATGGATACGGTTGAACAAGTAGCAACTACAAATACAAGATATCAGTCTAGAGCTAGATTTTCATGGATTGGATCTCCAATTGGGGGAGATGCTAAATCTGGTTATCCATTTTATGAATATGGACAGTTGGGGTATTCAGGAGGGGGTTGGGTGGATGCAGGGACGCAAGAAACTATAAATTCTGCTGAATACTTAAAAGACAGACTAGATGTTGGATTCGAACGCAGTACTTATGAATTAACATATACCGGTAATGAAACCGAGCCTTTTGAATGGAATAAACTAAATACTGAATTGGGTTGTGAGTCGCCATTTGCCACTGTACCATTTGATAAATCTATCTTCTCCATAGGCGTAAATGGTATTACTGCTTGTAATGGTATGAATGTTGAGAGAATTGATAATGATATTCCCAATTACATTTTTGGTGTTAATGAAAACTCTGCTGGGACATTCCGTATCCAAGGTGTTAGAGACTATAAGACAGAGATGGTTTACTGGACACTACCAGTACAAGATAAAACTAAGTGGTCATACTTTCCTAATACGGTACTGGTGTATAACTATAAAAATAACTCATGGGCTACAAATGATGATTGCATAACAGCTTGGGGTTACTTTGAACAAGCATCAGACAAAACATGGGCTGATATGACAAAACCATGGAGAGAATATAACTTTTCATGGAATTCTTATGTAACCATGGCTAAAGAGAGACTGATATTGGCCGGCAATCAGCAAGGATATATTGTTACTATAAATCCTATAATGACATCTAATGCCAATTCAATGTCCATAACCAACTTTGTTTATGATCCGGTTCTTCTTACTAGTACTATTACAATCATAAATCATACTTTAATGCCTGATGACTTTATTAATCTTTATGATTTAACGGGTGTAACTTTAAATCCATTAGATACTGGGATCCATAAAGTGGCAACAGTTATAGATAAAGATACAATTACACTTAATGATGTTCTGGTTACAGCAGGCGGACAATCACAAACTCCATATCTTGGTGGTGGTACTTGTTCTAGAGTCTCCCGCGTTAGCATGAAAACCAAACAGTGGAACTTTTACCTTAAAGAAGGTCGTAACTTCTTGGTTAACAAAATAGACTTTCTTGTTGCACGAAGTTCTGGACAGTTAAAAATAGAACAAATGCCAAACTCGACAACCATCAATCTTGGAATAGATGCTCAAAATACAGGAACTTCTTTGGGAAACTATCCCTTCAGTATCTCTTTGGGGGAACTGAACGGAGTTTACATGGAGCCTTTCCAGGATCGCATATGGCGAACGATTTTCCCCCAGGCTGATGCAAACTTCATCCAACTTAGAATCTATCTGGATGACTGGATGATGAAGAATCCAGCAGATGCTTTTTCTACAATTGAGATTAATGCGATAATGTTGACATGCAAACCAACCGGACAGATTTTGGAGGGTTTTACTAGTGGCTATTAACAAACTAGGGTTACAACTCCCAACAACTATCATGCTGGATGTAGGTGATCTTAGAAATATGGACGCCTCCAGTGTTGACTTTAAGGAACTTATCATTAGGTTAACTCAGTTCATATCTAATATGGCTACTGTGGTTAATCTAAAAGAGACGGCCATTTATGATACTAATGAGTTTAAAACCAACAAGATGTACTTTCCAG